ACCCGCCCCCCCCCCCCCCTCCCCCCCGGTGTTTTTTTTTAAACCCGCCGGGAGAGTCAACAAAGGTATAACGAAGGACAAAAAACGAACAGTTGCTAAAGAAAAAATACGCTCACTGAGCACAAAATTTTGCAAAAAGCCTTGACTTTTGCGCACAATGAGCGTATAATAAAGACAGTGAAAGACACATGAAACCACAACGGAGGAACAAAAGATGAAAAACTTCAATCTGCATGACATCATGAACACCGCTTGGAAGATCCGCAAGGCTGCGAAGATCACCATGAGCGAGGCTCTGAAGAAAGCATGGCGCATTGCAAAGGCCATGGTGCTTGGCGCTCGTGTTTGGGAAAAAGGCAGCAAGTCCCGCCTGTACCTGAACGAGGCCGGGAAGGCCATCATCGGTCTGACCTATTCCACCTACAACTCCGGCAATATCTGCTGGGCAGAGATCAACGGTGAGAAGATCTCCAACGCCGAGTGCGGCCGAGTTCTCAACGCTCTGTACGGTGCTTATCTCGATCTGGCCGATTGGACCATCCACACCGGGCTGTCCAAGTCTGCTGCATCCGTCAATGAGTCCCTGACGGAAGCATTTGCTTTGTAAGAAAGAGGTAATCAAAATGAAAAAGTTCACTGCTGACGAGTTCGCGGCCAAGGTTATGTCCACCGGAACCGAGCTTGAGGTCGATGAACTTCGCACCCAGTCCCTGCGGAAGTACGATCGAGAATGGTCCGAAGAAGAGATCCCGGACGATGAGCAAGTCGTCGTGCTTGACATCTACGCCCACATCAACGTGCACGATGGGGATGTCAAGACTGAAGATCTCAGCGCATCCGATTACATGCTGACCGCAGAAATGCAGCTGACGCAGCGGCAGGCGGATGCCCTTTATAATGGAGACCCGGAGATTGAGCAGATTGAGCGTCAGATCATCATGGAGGAGATTTATCCGCAATACGAAGCTTTCTTGGAAAGCATGCAGTAAACAAAAAGTCCCCCCAGACGGCGCGCGAACACCGACTAGGGGGCTTTAGTGAAAGACACCTCACATGGAGGCATACTATTATGCTACCACACGAAAGAAAGGAAGTCAACCATGTATACCACTGCTGAACTTTTTAATGCGGCCGCCGATCCGGCGGTGTCTCAGACCGTGTTCCTCAACGGCGTGACCATGGCCATCCCAGATGATGCTGCCGGGTGCGTTGATCTGGACGCCGAGAAAGAAAGACTGTCCACCATCTGGAAGCTGGCGCACCTGTCCATGCGGGAGTTGGTAGACCGTACCGGTCTGTCACAGACCGCCTTTGCAAAGCGGGCAGGCATCCCGCTGCGAACCGTGCAGGGGTGGTGTCTGGGTGAGCGTGACTGCCCGGCATACGTCCGCTTCCTGCTGGCTGAGCATTACAAGCTTCTGTAAAGCAAAAATCCCCCACTTTGCCTACAAAGTACCCCGCGTGGCACGCAGGGCTTCAGTAAAGTGGGGGATTTTTACATATCCAGCATTTTGTCAATGCTTTTCAGCCGGTAGCCTATCGCCGTCCGGCTGTAATTTGTCTGTGCTGCAATGTCCGGCATCGGGAGCCGCTCAACGTACCGTAAAAGAGCTATCTTTCGGTCTACCCTCCCAAGCGGTGCGCTTTTGATAGCGGCGATCATCTGCTGTCGGTTAAGATTTTGCAGCGTAGCGGGCAGCACTACGCGAGCCGCCGCCACGGGCAACACCGAGCCAGAAGGGCTGCGGCAACTGTCCAGAGTTACGCACTCGAGCGGTCACGGCACGGTAATGCCCCATCTTGCCGCCGTTGGCAAAATTGTCACGCACTACGGGCCATAAAATCGGGTATGCGCGCTGGTCGTAGTAATAGCGCGACGGTTGCTCATATGTAGTGCTCGCCATAAAATCCTCCTTACTGCTTTTGCAGTGCCTTCCGCATCTGGTCGAAGAAAAACTGGATGACCTTGCTCATGGTCTCCTCGGTGATAGCCCAGCTGACCAGCCTGCCCAGCTTGCTATTGTCCAGATAGAGACGCAACATCTTGACGCACCATGCCTTGCGCTCTGCGCCTCGCTTGGTGCCCTGAATCTCACGCTCTGCCTGAGTGATAAGGTTGAGCACCAGATTTTTGACTGCCGCGCCATAGCCCAGACGGATACCGCCGATGGCGTAGAAGACGAGTCCGCCCAGCATCAGGATGACGGCCACAGGAACGGGGATGATGCTCAAAATTTCATTGATTGCTTCCATGATTGGTAACTCCTTTTAAAAGATAGTTGTCGATGCTAGCCTTGCTTTTCTGCATTCCTTCGTGATTGTCCCCGGAGAGCTGAGCATCCAAAAGATTCCGCACACCATCAAGGGCCAAGCAAATCTCCTCCTCGATCGCGTCGAAGCGGGTGAGGTCGCGTTTTAGGGCCGCTGCGTGCTGAGACGAGATGCTTTCGACTGCACCCAGCCGTTGCTCGATAGCGTCAAGCCGCTGGTTTTGCGCGGCGTCGGGGGCCTGCGCCTTTTTGATGTACTTGTGGATGATGTCCAAGACTTTGTCCAGCGTGACCGCTCCTGCACACACGCTGCCAACAACGCCCAGCACCCACAAAAGAGCCTGCTCTTTAGTCATGCGCCCTCCCGGAGACGGGTCAGACCCTTCTTTCTGATGATGCGGAGGTAGTTGATGGTGGTGACGTTGAGGTCTACCGGCCCGTTGATGCCTGGCACGCTGCCCTTGCTGGTGTGCTGGTGCACATTGTACTTAAAGCTCACTTTGGGGGCCTTTCCGGTGTAATCGGCCAGCCAGACGTCGTAAGGCTTGAGCGCTGCGCCGCCCATATAAAGGCGGGAGTTGGCAAAGCTGGTATAGGTGTAGAGCTGAGCGTAAAAGCCCATCGCCTCGATACGGGCCAGCGCATAAGCCGTCAGATCGGTGAGGGCCTGCTTGCCCAGTTGCTTGAGTTTATTGTCCTCTACGTCTACAGCCACCGGAAGGGTCAGTTCTTTTCCCCGCAGAGCTTCGGCCAGAAGGGCCAGCTCCTTATCTGCACCGGTGCGGCTGATGGCGTAGGTGTAGTAGTAGACGCCCACGTCCAGCCCCGCCGCTTTGGCGTTGCAGTAGTTGTCCTCAAAGGTCGGGTCGATATACAGGCCGTCTGCCCGCTTGGAGAGCTTGCGGTTGGTGCTCACGGTCTTGAGCATGACACCTTTGTAGCCCGCCGCCTTGACCTTGCGCCAGCCATCGAGGGTGATTTTGCCCTGATACCGGCTCACGTCGAGATAGCGGTAGGGCGGGTCGCCCTCCCAGCCGGGAGGAGCGGAGGCTTTGGTGTCCACAGTGGACACGTCATAAATGCTATTCTTGTCGTTGTAGATGCGATAATCGCCGCCCGGTGCGCCGGAAATGCCTGCGGAGGGGTGGGAAGGGTCGAAAAGGCTCGCAAAGAGGCTGCTCAAAAACTCAAAAAAGCTCATACGACACGTCCTTTCTCAGGCGTTGCTTTCGCCTACGATTTCCTCAAAGCCGCTCTTGACGAGAATGCCCTTCACCTTCGGCTTCAGCAGACGGGGGCAGCGCTCATACAGAGCCTTTGCCTCCTCCACAGTCTCAGCAGACATGATTTCTTGCGCCCATAACATAGCCATCATAAGTACCATCCTTTCGATTTTTTGTGTGATTTTATGCATAAACAATCTCCGACATTTCCATCAGACATTGTGTGAGCATTTCGTTCTTTTCCTGAAGCTCTGCGATTTTCTCGGCGTCCGTCTTCTCGACAGGCTTCGCCCAATCCAGATACTTTTCGGGAGTAGCCCGGACTTTTTTAAGGTCGATTTTGCTTTCATCGGCCACGATTTCCCGGTAGTCGCACTCCCACACCTGCTGTACGGGTTGAGATTCGTCATACTGCCGCTCCGTCCACTGGCCGTTGACACAGATAAAGATATACAGCGTATGGCCGTCACGTACAGACCGGACGGCGGGCTGCTCTGCATCGAAGTTTGCTTTCATGTGCAGCAACTCCTTTCGCTTGTTTTATTGTCGTAAATATGTGAAATTTCTTTGCGAACCGTAATAGATTCGCGCCTTTGATACACCCGAAATAACTGACACATTTTTGTGCCTGCTTTACGGTCATCTTACGGTAGCGTTTCTTTGTTGGTTTCTTGTACGCCCTTCTGACACGAAGGAAGACTCGTCGCCTGACCGTTACGTGGTCGCCATAAACGCGAAAGCCCATAGTATCCACAAAGTCCGTATCGCTTATCTTACGCACATTCCATGTTGGCTTGATGGTCAACCCCATCTTGCCCTTGGCGTAAGCGATAATGGCATCAACCGCTTTGTGCATGGCTTTTGCGTTGCACCCAATCAGCAAAATATCATCCATGTAGAAAAGGACATGTTTGACAAGGCGAATGGACTTACCGCGCCGCGTGTAGTACATCCGCTCTGATATTTCGTGATAGAGCTGGCTCATATACAGATTACACAGATACTGGCTTAGATAAGAGCCAATCGATAGCCCTACATCAAAAGTGTTCACCAGCTCCCTAACAAGCCAACGAATATCCGCATTGGCGACATACCTGTCAATAAAGGCAAGCAGCTTGTCCTGTGGAATGCTCGGAAAGCACTTTTGCACGTCCAACTGGGCTACATACTTTGCGTCACGCTCCTTTAGCCACTTGCGGACGTGCTTCAGTCCGTAGTATGGCCCGCGACCGTGGATGCTGGCGCACTGATACTCACCAATGCGTTTCATCAGGTCTTGCATCGCATAGACGGCCACATAGTCATATAGCTGCTGGCTGACGTGCTGGATGCCAATGCGGCGCAGTTTGTGATTTGATGCGTCGATTTTCTCCTTGTACCATATCGGCACAAAATGCAACTCTTTCTTTGCCAGCTGCTTTTGCATATGATGGGCTGCGATTACGATAAGGGCAGGCTTTTCGCCGTGTTTTATCGCGTACAGGATTTCGTCTTTGCCTCTTCCAGTAATACCGGAAAAGAACTCTAGCACATCCCGACGTTTCCACTTTTTGCGTAGGCATTCACCCGCACAAAACTCTAAAAATTCAAAATCAAGGATATTGACGTTTTTACAATAACGCTTCATACACATCCTTTCTAAGGCCCAATCGATTCTGTTCGATTGTTTGCTATACAGGGCTTTCGATTTCTCTACTAACCCCACCCTTCTGTGAGCAATTTTCAGCCAGCGGCAAATGCCGCATCAGCTGAGGAGCCATTCTGGCTACAACTTCAGTTGCGAAAGATAGAGCAAAATAACATAAATAAATTAGATACAAACAATCTGCGGCCAAGTAATTCCAGTTCCCGTTCCCAAGCCAGTTCCTGCAATTCACATACGATGCGCCTGCATTCGACCTGTTCCTGAGATTACCGCTGCTCTACCAGTCCCTTATATAAATTGATATTCGATTTGTTGCCTCATGCCGCCTTGCTTTCAGTGGGACTTCCCCCTCTGCCGCAAGCGGCATTCACCCCCCCGGCGCAAGGTGTCAATCGGCGGCCAAGAAATCCCAGCGCCCGCCCCCAAGCCAGCCCCCGCAATACACAAGCGACGCGCCCGCATTCGACCAGTACCAGAGAGAACCGCCTTGCAAGTATTCGCGCAGGGTGTCCTTGCTTACGTTACCGCCGCCATAGACGCGGTCGCCGACTCCCGTTTTATCTCCGGAGCCTTGCGTTGCAGGCCACGTTACGCAGGTTTCCGGGTCAAAGCCGATGTCTCCAATCCAGAAATCGTCTGCAGGGAAGCTGCCGACTTTCTTGTAGTTCGCCAGAATCTCGGCGTCAGTCTTGGTATGCGCTACGCCAGCAGGACAGACATATACGTCCTTGCCGTTACTGTCGTCAAAGGCGAGTACCACATCACTGAGCACTTCATAGCCGCCCACAGCATACTCGATGCCCTGCACACGATAGGGGTGCTTAGAATCCGTATTGCTGACAGGACTGCCATCATGATGGCCGATGACCGCGTCCGTTGTGCCGCTATGCCAGTGCATTGTAGACAAAGTGATAGGAGCACTCAGAGTGTCAGTCAGAGTGACGGGCATCGTGTCAAAAGCGTCACAATCCAGATACACAGCACTGGTCGTATCATCGATGGGTTCAATCTTGAGAATTTTGGCTTCGTCTGCATACTGATGGACAGTCGAAGCACTACGGTCATTATTGACAGTGCCGTCGCTGCCCTTAGAACCGTATCCAACAGAAACCCGGCTTCCGACCAGCAAGTTCTTCGCCTGCGCCGCTGTGACAGGGAAGTATGTCAGCTTCTCGCTTCGCTGTACAGTTGCGGGATACTGGAGATTATAGCCCGTGCATCCTGCGTACTTTTCCTGACTGGACTTCACCGCGTATTTGATAGAATTGAACAGAATTTGCCATGCGGCTTTCTCGCCGCCTGCGCCCTTATAGCCAGCGCCCTTCTTGGCGTAGTCTGTAATCAGGCTGTAGTACGACTGGTTGCGCGCCGGAATGAGGTCGTACACGCTTCGCAGCAACCCATCCTCGCCCACACCACTAAAGAACTTTGAGTGAACGACATAGGGGTATACGGTGTCGCCAGACTTGGCAGCAGCCCACGGAGTAAAGCCATCACGGGGAGAATCGGTGATAGACCACAGAATATAATCCGGGTCACTATCGTCCCACTTGACGTAAGGGGTCATCTGGATGACGCCAACGTCCACAGTACCGGTCTTGCGGTAGTCATCGCTCAGATGCTCGATAGCTGTAGGGTAGGCGCGGCCGCTTGCGTCCCGCTTATAGTTGCAGTTATACCACTTGAAAAGAGGGATGTCGGCATAATCATCCCGCCCCTCGACAGTGTCAGTAGACGGCTCACACACAAGGCCCGCGTTGTCGTCCAGCTTCTCACAGTTGACGGTGGGGTTCGACGCAAATCGCGGCATTTTCACCGTGTAGACCTTTCCAGTGCGGGGGAGCTTAAAGAGCACGTCAACGGCAATGTCGATGGCGCTCGCGGTGGGGATGCCAAAGTCTAACACAGCATTGTGCTCATCACCAGAGTTTGTGACGGTCGGAGCAGCACCAGCGCCAAGGCCGGTCACGGTACCGACCGCAACGGTGGCAGCAGGGCCGGTCTCACCGATGTCTCCTTTTTCGCCCCTGTCGCCCTTTTCGCCTTTGAAATTACCACTGGCGATGCCATCTTTCAGCTCCTGCAAGCTGCCGGCTGCCTGCTGGGCGCTTGTAGACGCATTGCCCGCACTGGTGGCAGCTTCATTGGCTGCGGTCTTTGCGGCTTCTGTGGCGGCATTTACCCGCTCGACGGCTTTGTCCCGGGCAGCATCGACGGCCTGCGTGGCGGCAGACTGCGTATCCGTCACAGCCTTTACCCCCCCGCCCCCGGGCGGGTCCCACGC